TCCATAGTCTAATTAATTAATTATAGACAATATTACCATTTTACTTGGTTGGTTTCAACTCATCAGCAAAGCGTCCCTCATATTGATGCTCTCCCACATGGACAATAGTATCCCCTATATAAGCATAACATTTACCACCTATATCCTTCCATAACTTACAAAAAGAAAAGTCCTCTCCAAGATAGGTCTTAGTCTCAGGATCGTGTATCGTGTCAAAAAAATTCCACATGTGTGGCTTATCTACATACTCTCCATTTATAACTGTCTTTTGTACAATAGACTTTTCTGGGTATGCTTCTATCATCTTGTCTATGACAGATCTTTTAATTAACATACATCCTGTAGGACTATGAGTTACTTCCATAACACCCTTATCTACTTTTATATCTTTATCATCTGCTACTCTCATAGGATACGTATTAAAGGCTTTCTTTAAATCACTTATATTTTTTATTTGATTATCATTAATTCTATCCATTGCTTTGTCCCACATTATTGTTTTTAAGGGGTATGGTATAGATATAAGATCTTTGTCTCTCTCAATCATTTTTATAATAGACTCTGCCTGAAAGTATATATCAGAATCTATAAATAACATGTGAGTAAAGCCAGATTCTAAAAATCCTGCTACACATAAATTTCTACCTTGTGTAACAAGTGAAGACTTCATTAACTGAAATTTAATTTTTATTTTTTTATGAAATGCTAGTTTTTGTAATTCTAACAATGCTTGTGTGTAGTGTATAGAACATTCACTATGGACAGGTGTAGCAACAAAAATAGAATAAGGTTTTATTTCTTCTTTAGAACTACTCCCTTTCCATAAAGGTTCTATTGCTTTATCAAATGGTTTTGAATCTACTTTTAGTTCTTTGAGTGTTTGATAAGTATCACTATTTATTGTTTCTTTCACTTATGGCTCCTTTCAAAAAGCTTGTCCATTCCATTCCTTTTTTCTTCCAACTATAAAACCGTTTATAGAACTTTTGTTGTTCTTCTAAATGTTCTTGTATAAAATCTTCATGTAAATAACTTGCTGCAACTTCTATTGCATTACCAGTAGCTATAGCCATACTTTCATAATTTGTAGAATAATTTACGTATACAGGCCATTCTGCACATGTTTCATACAATGCTCCAAAGTTATTTGTAATTACATGTACACCAGAAGCTAATGCCTCTAAAGCTGAAGCACATGAAGTCTCTTCAAATATAGATGGGTAAACAAACATATCATAGCTTGGCATCTTTTCTAAAATATATTCATTTGGTTTATAACCAATATAATTTACATTGGGTAATTTCTCTGCTTGCTCATATAAAGGTTGAAATGCATCATCATTATGTTTTTTAAATTCATCTCCATAGACTTGCGATGAACTATATATATCCATTATAATATTAGGGTTTTTAATTTCTTGCATTGCTCTAAGAACTACATTTAATCCTCTCCATGGTGTACAGTGATGTATAAGTTTTATAGGATCTCCTTTTTTATAAATCTTTCTTATAGGAAAATTATCTATACCATTTTTTATAACAATAGATCTTTCTGTTGGTATATCAAAAAAGTATCTAAACTTTTCGTAATTCCAATGACTATTAAATACATACCAATCATATTCTTTATGTCTTGATTTATCTCTGAAAAAAGGTTGTAGATTATTTTGATCCCAAGAATTCTTTTGCCAAAGTATATTAACTTTATTAGAATCTATTGGTACTTTACCAGGAATAGAAGTACATATTTGTACTTGATCTAACAGATCTTTTGAAACATGCTTATTCAGCATCTCCATTTGTATTTCGGTTGCGCCTCGAGGTTGCATTATTTTTTTGTGGCAGCTCCCATAGTAACCTTAGTAACTTTAATTTCTAGGTCTTGTCTAAAATCATCCACAGTAGTATCAGTGTTGGGATCAGCAACATCAGCATCAAAATCATCTTTACTAGCATATACTTTACCAGTCCTTTTATGTTTTACAATTTCTTTTGCTTCTGCTGGTATTTTAATTATATCACTCATTTTTGTCTCCGTCCTTGTCTATTATATTTTTTATTATTCTGCAACTTCTTTTTTTTATTAGGGCTCTTACAATGTCTTCTAGGTCTCTTCCTAGGTTTATCTCTTTCAACAAAGTCTTTAAATTTTCTAGCCATTTTCCTGTGAACGGTCTATTAAAGCATAACTAACAATACCTGTAATCTCATTAGCTGCACCTGCTTGCATTGATAAAACATCACTTGCTTCTAGATTCAAAGATCCTTTAACCATATTTGTAGTTGTTTTATTTAATTCTTCATAAGAAATTTTTTTAGCTGATCCACCTGATTTTGTAACTAAAGCGTGAGTATCTACATTACTCGCAGTATCGTGTACTGTTTGTATACTTTTTACAATAATAGTTGCATCACTAGGACACGTTAAAACTGGTGTAACGTTAGTAGTTGTTAAATCAAATGTTTCGCTTTTATATCTTATTGTCATTGCATAAAGTAATTAAACGAATCTTGTTCGTTTTTCAAGTCTTGTTGATATGAAGTATTTAACTGATTTTCAATAGTTGCAAGACCTTGGTTTATTTGTCTAAAGCCTTCTACGCTATATTCTTGTGGTGGTTCTGGTACATATACGTTTATCTTAGCCATTATCTTCTTCCATCAGGGTTAACGTCTGCTCTAAATGTCCCAAATCTCCATGTCTCATCTACTGCAGTATTCTGTATTTTTATATTTGCAAGTCTTCCCCTAGCTCTTGTATCTATCTTTTGTGTACTAGCATTAATTGTAAAAGGACCAAGTTGTGAAGATGCACCTGAATCAATAGGAAAATTTTTTAAAAAAATTGTAACAATTGCATTACCTTGTAAGTTTTTAAAATCTGGTAAAAATCTACTTAATCTTAATAAGTATTCTCCATCACCATCGGTTGGTAAATCAAAATCTCCTGATTGAATATATGCAGGTATTGCTGTTTCAGTGCCATTTAAAGCTATTTTATTTGTACCTACTTCATGAGCAAAATATAAGGATGATCCAAAAGTATTTGTTGCTCCGCTTATATTAGAAATTGTTGGAGTTGCAGTAGATGTATATTCTGTTGCATAAGGCACATCATAAGTACTAGCATCTGCATAAGAGCTTCTAGCTAAAGTCATTGTAGACCAAGTATTTTCTACATAATTATATACTACAGCTCTATTATTCTGTACTGCAGGATTACCTGAAGGTGTTCCTGCTGGATAAAACCAAATAATCTCATTAAATAAAGAATTATGTGATCCATAAATAATTTCATTAGAGGAATAATTTATTCCTACATTTGATCCGGTAGTCGTGAATACAAAGTCTTCAACAAGTGATGGAAGTAATTTAACAGTACCATCAAATACAAAAAATCCTCCCCCTGATCCCATCCAAAATACTTTACCATCTGCGTATACGGTTGCGTGCTGACCAATACAGCCGCAGTTAGAACCAACTTGTCTTATAGAAAAAGTAAACGGAGGACCAACAAATTGCATGGTATAAGCTGCTTGGTCAGTTAAAATTAAATTGTAATCCTTACCTGATACTGCTGCAACAATTTTGTTTCCGGTGTCCAGTCTAAATGTACCTGCAGTATTTATAGAGGTAGGTTGATAAACACTAAAATTTTCTTGATCACTAAATCTAATAAACATGGGATCTTGAGTTGCTGGATCTCCAATAGTTGTTTCTGTTCCAAAATGAACAACGTGTCTATCTCTATCTGAAGTTATTGTTAATCTTGATGCTGTAGGAGCACCAGACATAATTACGGCTCTATTATCAAGAGGGTTAGATAGTCCTGGATTCCAAACAAATGTTTTACCATCTTTTACTGTGGCTATTAATTGTTGTCCAAAGTTATCTAAAGACCATGTACCCGGATCAAGTATAACTGTTGAACTTGTTGTAGCAGATCCCCAAGTTCCTCTACTCCATGTACCTGTACCCCAACCATAACCATATGTTTGTATTGTTGGTCCTATTTCTTCGTAAGGATTTATACTTGCAGATCCCGCTGCAGTCATGCCAGTACCAGATTCATTTGTTTTCATTTGAATTGTAAAACTGTTTGCATTAGGTGCTGTCAAAACTTCATAGGTAAAATCTTGAAAATCTGCTACAGTAAAACCTGTAGCTCCACCACCAGGTAAAGTTACCGAAGTAAATGTTAAATATTCTCCGACATCTAAAGAATGACTTGTTTTGTTAACAGTAACTGTATTAGATCCATTTGTAGATGTAAAAGTTGCTCCTGTAATTGCTGTTGCTAAAGGAGTTACATCATAAAATTTATCTTCATAATAAATATACAAAACTTTTGAAGTACCTAATGCTGCATATCTATTTCCTTCTAAGTCTGTCCAAGTATGTTGAGCACGTGTTGGTCCAGATATAGTTTCTTGACCGATAGCCGTGAAGCCACCTATTTTTTCTGGTTGTCCATATCTAAATCTTACGAAGTCCCCATCAATCCATTGCCCTTCGGCTCCTGACGGTGTATCTGCTTTATTAAAACCTGGGGCTATTCTTACATTTGTTAAAGGCATAAGCCATTTTACAACATTTTAGAGCTTCATCCAAGTGTCAGGGTGAGGTATTAAAATCTCACTTATTTTGTTCATTTCAGAAGTCATGATGATATCACCACTTATTGATATACGGGGAGATTTTTCTTCTGTCTTTTGAGTACCATGTTTAAGTGAACTAGGAAATATAATTAACTGACCAGGCTCATTATTAATAGATAGACTTTGATGATTTTGATCATTCCATTCTGTAGCTTCTGGCATATAGAATCTTTGAGTTGGCTCATAAAATGTAAGTGAAGAATGATTTTTATTTTTTAATACATAGTAAACAAAACTAAAATGACTGGCTCCATGATCGTGAGCTGATATATGATCGCCTTTATCGGTGTAGGCTACCCACGATTTTGTTATAAAATAATTAACATCTTTGTATTTTAAGTTTTGTAAAAATGTATTTAGATTTATTTTAAGTTCATTAAAAAAGTTATTAAATTTTTTATTTAATTGTAGCTGGTCTCCGTATAAAGATTCAAAAGAATCAAGTTGACCAGCCTTATCAGAAGTAAAAGAAAATCCAGTTTCATGTGATTTATAATATTTATCCCTGTACTTAGGAGGACAAATATCTTTTTCAATAACAGGTATTAATTCTTTGTTAATTTTTTCAAAGTTATTTAATTTTGAAATACCTATTAAAGAACCTAATATTCTAACGGTCTCCATCAAGTTTACCTTGATAGTCAAACCAAATATAACTATTTAGTTTAGATAATAATTTTTCCATATCATTATCCTTTACCACATATACAAGTGTTTCTGTACAAAAATCTTTAATAGCTTCATACCGATGATGACCATCAATTAATACACCATTATTAACAACTAATGGGCATAACAAACCATTGAGTTTTATATCAATCTCAAGTTGATCTATGAGTTCTTGATTATTATTAGACTGATTAGGTTTTATATCTTTTAACCTATATCTTTGAAGTATTGAATTAAATATAATTTTTTGTGGTTTTAAAAACAATTATTGTACTCGTAAAAATCTATATCTTATTTCACCTGAACCACCTGAAGCACCATTAGTACGGCCCACATTTGTTGGTGAACTACCTGCTGTGACTTGAGCTGACCCACCTCCACCTCCAGATCCTCTTGAACCAGCCGAACCATTTGAACCGCCTCCAGAGGAAGAACCTCCTGATCCTCCTGAAATATTTCCTGCATAAGATGATGCACCAGTTGATCCATTTATTCTACAGTTATCTCCACCACAGTTACCATTATTACCACCCGAAGCACCATTGCCTGATTGATTAAAAGATCCAACTGGGCCACTTGTAAGTGTTGTAACATTTTTTGTAGAACCATCAGAATCTCTAAAAGTACCTGATGTAATAGCAGTCCCACTTATTGAAGCAGAGCCCCCTGACCCTGCACTATTTGATCTTAAAGGTCCTTTAACACTACCACCTGAACCACTTGAGCCTCCACCTCCACCTAACGAAAATATTGAACTTGCACTTGATCCCGATAATGTTGTACTTGCTCCAGAACCTCCAGATACATTATATTGATTACTTTGATTACCCGCTGAACCACTACTTCCTATACTATAGCTTAATGTTTCACCTTGTGTAACACTAAATACTTTATCGGATATATATGCACCCGATCCTCCACCAGCACCAGATGATTCACCACCTGCTTTATCATAATCGGCCCCTTTAACACCTCCACCTCCACCTCCAACACTTGCTTGAATATGAATTGCGTTAGCACCTTGTGGAACTGAAAAAGTTCCTGAACCAGAACTTAGTGTTTGAACTGAACCTGCTTGAAAAGCTGCAAAGACTAATTTCCAAACTCCTGATACTTTGCCATAAATTTCGTCTGCTTCTTGCCATACACCCGATACTTTTCCGTATGCGTTATCTATCTCTTCAAATGTTCCTGATACTTTGCCATAGGTATTAGCCATTTAAACTCCTATGAATATTTAAACCAAATGTCTCCATCACTTCCTCCTGATGGACTTGATGTACTAATTGTAAATTTTCTTTGTAGTTTTGCAGCAGTCACAGCATCGTTAGCAATCTTAGCCGTTGTCACATTTACGTTAGAAATAGCAGCAGTCAAAACAGCATTATCTGCTAGTTGTGCGCTTTGGATTGCATCGTCAGCTACCTTTGCGTTTGTCACCGCATCATCAGCAATTGAAGCTGTACCTATACTACCACCTAATGTATCTAATGAGACTTCGTTTAAATTTGTACCATCAGCGTAAGCTGCATATATTTTAGAAAGATTTGGTACAAATCCTGTTCCTGATACAGTTTTAATTGTAAGGTTTGTAGGATTTGTTATAGCAGAACAATCAAATATATAAAATTTTTCTATTGAATCTGGTATGGTTACTGTTGATGAACTTGCAAGTGTAATAGTTGCAAATTTAATTACCATATTTCTAGCAGTAGAAATAGATGCATTACTCATAACTAAAGCTGTAGTAGAACCACTTGATAAAGTTATAGATTCAAAACCCGCTATTGCTTGTTGAACAAGTTCTAAATTTGTATTTGTTTTAGTGCCCCATGTACCGGCATTCTCACCGGTGGCCATTAGTTCTAATTTAAGATCTGATGAATATGTTGATGCCATAATTTTGTATTATACCCTTTTTAAGCTGCCTTATCAACTTCTGTCCAAGTATTAGAAACTCCTTTATTTACTTCAGTCCAAGTATTAGTAACATTAGGGTCTACAGTAGACCAAGCAGTAATAAGAGGACTATTGATAGAAGCTGTCATTTGTATACCTGTTACCTCTACTACTGTGTTGAGATCTATAGTTACTGAAGTTATTGAACCTGTCAATTGTGATCCTGTAACATCTACAGGAGTATTAATATCTATAGTTTCTTCACCTAGGCTAGCTGTTATTTGTATTCCTGTAACACTAACATTTGCATCTCCTGTAACACTTTGTAGTGCACCAATTGATGTAACCATATCATGTTCGGTGACAACCACACTTACATTACCATCAGCACTTATAGAGTAAGTACCGAGTGATAGACCTAATTGAGATCCTGTA